CCAAGAGTCGCTTGTTGTATCGGCCTCTAGCCGTTTGGTAAGCTCCTGGGCCTCTGTAATGTCAGCCTGGATGTCTGCTAGTTTGCCTTCTTGAGCCAGTTTGGTGAGCTCAATTTGGGCTTGTGCCTTTTGGGCAGGATCAGGGATTACCTTGTCGATAATCTTTAAACCAGCGCTAACAATATCGTCTATGCCAAACATTAGTGTATCTTAGCTACAATTGCAATCAGGGTAACAATAATAAATCCAGCAGAACCAATCAGAATCTGTTCTAGACGTTTTAGTCTAGCGCAGATTGCTTCATAGCGGATTTCACAAATTTGTTCGTGGGCAGATAGGGCGGCTTCGTTTTTATCAATAAGTTCAGACATGTTGTTTATCGTTAATAATTGCAGTTGAGGTGTCTCTGTCTAATGTCATGTAACCAAAACACTGGACGTTCCAGTTATTCCCATCGGTATGGCTAGTTGATGGTACGTTCAATTTAAAATTCTTTAATAAGTATTCTTGGCCGTTTTCAAATACGCGCCAAACGTGATCTGGTGTGCCACGACCAGGTTGCCCACGGGTTTGGTTGTAACGAATAAGGTATTCGTTCACTAAACACCTTTACCTTCAGCCCAAGCGTTTACAAATACGGTACCATCTTCTAGCGCTTCAATTTCGTGCCACTCAACGGCAACAAGGCTAACTGGTTGCGATTCTGGGGTAATAATCACTTCTTTGTTTTCTTTGCGAATTACGCAAGAACCAGAACAGCAAAATGAAGCGTGTGAAAAAAGGTGATTGTGCTTTGGTAAGCCCTCACCTTTATTACAATGATACACCGCTATATAACCACCATCGTACTGAAACTGATGGGTTGGTTCCTTATTAACCGGCATTTAAATCACCATTGTGCCAGTTGTCTTAGGTTGGTTTGCAGCCGCTCCAGCTTCTAGGGCTTTACGTTCTGCCCCTAAAGCCTGCAATTTGTTATTGTAAATAGTCGTACAAACTGTTGCCCAAGTTGGCAGTTGGTTAATTACTTGGTTTTGTGGCTTAGTGCCGTCTGGGTTGTCTTTAAACTCAATCCAACCAAGGTTTACTTTCCACTGTAATGCATGCACGTTTTCTGGAATATTCGCACTAGATAAATCAAGTCCATTCAATGCACCACCATCGATGTACATTGTGTTATCAATTGGGATAATAGTTAAGTTCATTATTCGCTCTCAATCACTTTAGGGTCATTGGTAATTTGGGCAACTTTAGCAGTCTCAATTAAAATCTGTTGAGAACGCTCATTGGATTTTACCATTTCATTTCTAAACGATTCTACTGCTGAAGCGGTTGAATGTTGCTGTCTGCCGTTTTCAATCAGCATCATTGGCATCCAAGCCATTGCACAGCCCCATTCGTTTACTTCTGTACCAGTTTGGGGATGTGTGCCTTTTACTTCAATAAACCAAGAGCAATCCCATAATTTACATGGTTGAAAGCCGTTTAATGGGCAATTTGATTTTGATTCTAGTTTCATATTTTCCTCAAAGGTTAAGACTAACCTTTATTGTACTACAAATTAGTTTTTGCTGCAAATGATGACGTTGGCGTAACGTACATTTAAAGTAATGGCTGAAGATGTTGCTGAACCAGAAATAGAGTGAGTATGTGAACCGCCACCACCTGTGTCTCCTGTGCTTTGATTGTTAAGAAAAGCATTAGCACCACAACTACCTGCCTGTGATTGATATTGTGAATTACCAGGAGCACTATGATTATGGCTTGGAATTTGCGAAGTAGAAAGTGTTGTTGCGCCAGCAGAAAGTCCGCTTACGTTAATAGTCGGTGTTTGGTTGGTAAACACAGTAGAATACGCTGTGGTTCCACCAGTTGAGCCACCTGCACCTGAAGTTAAACGCAAGTCATAGTCGTTTAATGATGTAACTTGAGTCCATCCAGTTGGGGCGGAAGATTGGTATAGTAGGAACACTGAGCCAGATGGAATTACTGAAGCGGCGCTTCCAGAGTAACCAGAGAATCCTGAGAATCCTGATGTACCAGCTGAGCCAGTAGCACCACTGTAGCCTGATGTACCAGATGCACCATTACTACCAGTGCCGCCACTATAACCAGAATAGCCTGATGTGCCAGAATAGCCAACAGCGTTAACATATACGTTAGTTGCACCGTTAGATGCTAGGACGTAGCCACTAGTACCAACAGCGGCTAAACCTGTTCCGCCACCAGCAACTTGCAGTACGCCCGAAGAGTTAACTTGGGGTGTAAGTTGCCCTACATTATTTGCTTGTGTCATTTAAAGACCTCTCTTAGGCTGTTTTGGCTGCGGCGGCTGCTGCATCGGCTGCTGCTTTGTCGGCAGCTACTTTAGCATTGTAAACAGTTACGCAAGCATTGGCAAAGTCAGGCAGTGCAGTGATAGCTTGGTTAGCTGGCTTTGTGCCGTCTGCATTGTCTTTAAATTCAATAAAGCCTGCAGTGCCTTTCCATTGTAACGCATGAACGTTAGCTGGAATATTGAGGGTTAGGTTAGATAAAGCAACGCCATCTACGTAAACAGCGTTGTCGTCAGAAATAATAGTTAAGTTCATTTATTGCTCCGTTAAATTAGTTTTTGCTGCAAATGATGACGTTGGCGTAACGTACGTTTAAAGTAATGGCTGAAGATGATGCTGAACCAGAAACAGTATGGGTATGTGAACCACCACCACCAGTGGTGTTAATTAGGTTACCATTAGATCCTTGAGCGCCGCCATTCTGCATATATCTACCTGTTCCAGAACAAGTTTCAGTTCTAGTAGCAAATGCGTTAACACTACAAGAGCTAAAGTCAATATTACCCGCAGAATTATTCCAATTTATTGTATGGTTATGACTAGGTATTTGACTAGTAGAAAGCGTTGTGGCTCCAGCGGACAAACCAGATACGTTAATGGTTGGTGTTTGGTTAGTAAACACAGTAGAATACGCTGTGGTTCCACCAGTTGAACCACCAGCTCCAGAAGTTAAACGCAAGTCATAATCATTTAACGATGTGACTTGAGTCCAACCACTTGGTGCTGAAGACTGATAAAACAAAAGCACAGAGCCAGCGGGGATAGACGCTGCTGCGCCAGCACCAGAGTATCCAGAGAAACCAGAAATGCCAGAACCGCTGTAACCTGATGTACCAGATGCACCATTTGTTCCGTTTGTGCCACTATAACCAGATGTACCACTGTAACCAGATGTGCCTGATGCGCCGTTGGTTCCGTTTGTGCCACTGTAACCACTGTAACCTGATGTGCCATTGGTTCCGTTTGTACCACTGTAACCAGAGTAACCTGATGTGCCAACTACTGAACTGGAAACAAACGATTGTACTTGAATTAAGTCGCCAGTAACAGCGCCAGTAGCTAAAGTGATTGATGTGCCATTGGTGGCAGTGTAATCAGCTTGACCTAATTTAACACCGTTGCGATATACACCTTGCAACAATGTTGGACTATAAGTAACGGTAAATACGGTTTGACCAGAAGTAGCTGTAAAGTCTGTTGTTGATAGTGTTGTACCACCAAAACCAGAATATCCAGAGTAGCCAGATGTACCGTTAGTACCAGTTCCACCGCTGTAGCCAGAGGTTCCTGATGCACCGCTGTAACCAGAGTAACCAGATAGACCAGCTAACTGGGTAACTGTATTGTTTCCGCTGTTTTTGTAAAATAGCTTTCCGTCAGCCGCATTAAGGCCTAACTCACCAGTGACTAAATTGCCAGCGGTTGGAACTACTCCCGGAGTTGTACTGGTGTACAATACTATTGGGGTGTATCCTGATTGTGCCATATTTTATTTCCTTAAATGTTCTATGACTTTCTGTGGTTCAACAAATCGATCATTACTATGTTCTGTTGCTTCCCACCAGATAAACTGGTCGGATACTAGATATGATCTATCTTTTAATAAATTAATGTTTTCGGGGTGTCCAAAAATCAACGGATCTGAAGGTCCCCATAAAACAATTCCTTGTTTGCCTTCGTCCCATGCTAAGTGTTGAAAAAAACTATCAACACCAATCCAAGTACGACACTCTTGTAACAATTCACGTAGCCGTGGCAACGGCATGTTTTTTACAAAAGTATCAACTAACTGTTCTTCACCTTCAACTCCGACTTGGATAATTGGCTCATCAATCATTGCTACAAGCTCTTTCCAATAAGGATAGTTTTTTGGGTTTAACTTACCATTGCGTAGTTTTTGGGCGTATGGAGAGATGATAATCATAAATACATCCCTCTAAACGCAGCTTCTAAACTACCAGTCCATTTGCGATGTGCCATCCATTTGTAGACGCTCCAGTTGTCAATGTCACCAAACAACTGCTTTGCTTCACCAATTGACTTTCCAGGTATAATATCTGGGTAGCAAGTAAACACCATTGGATCTTTTAACTCTGGCAATATATGGCTAAACACAATATGATCGCCCATGCCACAGTTTAAAATTACTATCGTTTTATTACGACACTCCAACATGTTTCTAAAAATCTTTTCGTCCTGCGCATACAGCTCGGCGTTAGTCTCACTACGAATACCGCCTTGTGGGTTTCTCATGTGCCATGTTGTGGCATTTGGAACCGCTAAAACCTTATAACCTTTTTGAAACAAACCA